ATGGCAGAAACGCAAGACGACAAAGTAAACCTTATCCGAGAGGCGATTGCGGCCCTCGAATACAAGCTGCACTCGCCTGAACTGAAGGGGACGGTAGCGGACCTGGTTCGATTGCTGCAAATGGAAAAGGAACTGACGCCAGAATTGCCGCGCGAAGTCAGGGTCCAATGGGTAGACTCATTCGAGACAGCTGTGTTACCCAAGGCATAGTTTACGAGCCGCTCCCTTCACAGTTGGCATTTCACCAGAGTACGGCGCGCTTCAAAGGCTTCTCCGGGCCGATTGGGAGCGGTAAGAGTCAGGCGCTTTGCCAAGAGGCCATCAGGCTCAGTTATCTTAATCCGGGAAGGCACGGTTTGCTGGGGGCGCCGACTTATCCGATGTTACGGGAAGCTACACAGACGACGTTGTTCGAGATTCTGGATCAGGAGGGTATTCCGTACGAGTATAGCAAGGCGGAAAACGCGCTGCGCATGAAGGACACCAACTCACGAATTATCTTCCGGCCAGTGGACGACTTCGAGCGGCTGCGGGGCACCAACCTGGCGTGGTTCGGGTTGGACGAGCTGACCTATTCGCCGGAACAAGCTTGGCTGCGTCTGGAAGGGCGCCTGCGCGACCCGCTAGCCACGAGGCTGTGCGGGGTCGCCGCATGGACGCCGAAAGGATACGACTGGGTTTACCAGAGATTCATCGCGGGCCATGTGGAAGGCTATGACACGATTATCGCGAAACCGTTTGAGAACAAGTTCGTGCTCGATAAAGTCCCGGACTTTTACGAACGCCTGAAGAGGAGCTACGACGAGAATCTGTACCAGCAGGAGGCGCTGGGGCAGTATGTGAGCTTGCAAGGCGGGCTGGTTTATACGGCGTTCAGCCGGACCGACCACACCAAAAGCCTGCAAGTCAGCGGGAACCGCCCATTGCTGTGGGCGCTGGACTTCAACGTGGACCCGATGTCGTCGGTGATTGTGCAGATGGAAGGCGCCAACGTATTCGTTCTGGACGAAATCTCGCTGCGGCACGCAACCACCGAGGAGGCCTGTACGGAATTCGCGAAGCGCTATCCGAATCACCGCGCCGGAGTGGTAGTGTACGGCGACGCTTCCGGGAACAGCCAGCAGACCACGGGCGCTTCGGACTACCAGATCGTGCGGGAGTATTTTCGCGCGCACTATGGAGGGCGGATCGATTACAGAGTGCCTAAGGCGAATCCCAGCGTACGGGACCGGATCATGCTGGCTAACTCGAAATTGCGGACGGCGGCGGGAGAGATCCGACTGTGGGTGGATCCTAAGTGCAAAGAGCTGATTAAGGATTTCGAGCAGGTTTCCTATAAGCCGGACAGCAACGCCATCGATAAGGAGAAAGACAGGCGGAGAACGCATCTATCCGACGCACTCGGCTACTTACTGTGGCAGGAGTGCAGGCCAATGCCGGGGATGGGCGAGCATACGGAGCGGCTGATTTGAGGACCCAATGTTAAACATCGACAGGGAGCATCCCGAGTATGTGGCCAAGAGGGCGATGTGGAAGAAGTACAGGGACTTGTATGTGGGCGGCGAACAGATGCGGGAGTGCGCCGTCGAGTATCTGGTGCGGCGGCATAAAGAGCCGAACGACATATACGCGGAGCGGCTGAGCCGGGTCTTTTACGAGAACTACATCGGATCGATTATCGACTGGTACGCGGCGACGCTGATGCGGCGCGAGGCGGTGCTGCTGTTCGAAGGCAACGACGATTCCGCCAAGGACTTCTACAATCAGCTGACCGAGGATTGCGATCTAAAGGGCACCAGCATCGCGGAGTTTTTCCGGCAGCGTTTCGTGCAAGCGCTGGTGCAAGGCCGAAGCTACATCGTGGTGGATTTTCCGCGAGCGCCGGGGCCGGTGACGAACCGGGCGGAAGAAGATGCCACGGGCCGTTCGCGCGCGTTCCTGGTGGATTACTCGCCGGAAGAGCTGATCAACTGGAGCTATGACGACCGCGGCGGACTGGAATGGGTAGTGATCCGGACATCGTCGCTGCGGAAACCGAATGTAACGGACCAGGACTGGGTGCGCGAGACACGCTGGATCTACTACGATCGCCAGCACTTTAAGGTTTATCAGAGGCTGAAAGAAAAAGAAGTGAAACTGGTGGACGAGGGGCTGCACGGTCTGGCGAGCCAGAACCGGGTACCGCTTTTTCCATTGCAGGTAACCGAAGGTCTGTGGCTGATGAACAAGGCCGCCTTACTGCAACTGGAGCACTTTAATAAGTCGAACGGGCTTGGCTGGGCGCTGACAATGGGTTTGTTCGCCTCTCCAATTATCTATTCGGACCGCGAATGGAACCAGATCGTGGGCGAATCTTACTTTATTCAACTGGGTCCGCAGGACCGCTTCGGGTGGACGGAGCCAGAGGGCAAGGTTTATCAGATCGCGGCGGATAACCTGGTGCAACTGAAAGACGAGATCTACCGGGTAAGTTACCTTATGGGGCACGCGAGCGGGTCCGACGGAACGGCGACGAAGCAGTCCGGGGTCAGCAAGCAACGGGATTTCAGCATTACACAGGAAGTCCTGCGGGCCTACGGCGACGCGGTGAAGGAGACGATGAAGCAGGTGTTTCGAGCCATCGCCGCCGCCCGGCAGGACGCCATCTCGGTGCATGTATCGGGGCTGGACGAATTCGACATTGGCGATTTCAGCAACGAGCTGGACGATGCGCGGAAGCTGCTGACCCTGGGGATCGATTCGGAGACGCTGAAGAAGCAGGTCTTCAAGAAGCTGGCATTCAAGTTTCTTTCCGATGTAAGGCAGGAGATCAAGACCCAGATAGCGCAGGAAATCGACGCAATGAGTTAGGAGGCTTATGGAAAGCGCAGACGTACAAACGGTAGTGAGACAAGCAATCCAGGAGTTTCTCGAAGAGCAAACGTCCAGGACGGAACCGGCTTACAAGGCAGAGCTTGTGGAGGAGCGCAAGCGCCGCGAGCAACTGGAACGGCGGTTGAACGAGGTGGTGGAGGAGAGCAAGCGCAGCCGGCAGGCGGCGGATCAGGCGGAGAGAGGCTCGGCGATTCGGGCGGAGCTGCAGCGGCTGGGAGTGGCCAAGATCGACATAGCGTACCGCGCGGTGCAGGAGAGTATTTTCCGGACGGAAGACGGCCGGCTGCTGGCGCACGGCGATAGCGGCGAGATACCGGCAAAGGAATATCTGGCCAGTTTTGTCAGTGAGAATCCCGAGTTTCTGCCGGCGAGGATTTCGGGGGGATCCGGAATTACCGGCGCGCGCAAAGCGCCGCCGGAGCGGCAGGAGGGCGTGGACATGGAGGCCATACGGCCGGGCATGAGCGCCGAAGACATGGAACGCGTGCGCAAAGAGATCGTGCGCGTAGCCTCACAGAGCTTACGAGGCATATAGGCAGAGTTAGGAATGTCTGATTCGGAGCACAGACGGGAAGTCTGCTCCCATTAAGGAGAACGAGTGGCGATTATTACTTCAGCGAACGTGGCTAGCGCGATTGTCAAGCTGGTGGCGGCAGACGCTCTGCCGGCCCTGGTGGGTAACCTTGTCATGGGTAACCTGGTGAATCGCGATTATGAGCCTGTATTGGCGCAGGCAGGGGATACCGTAAACATTCCGATTGCCCCTGTCCTGGTAGCCAACAACATAGCCGAGGGCGGGTCAGTACAGCCGCAGAACCCGAACCTGGGGAACGCGCAGATAGTGCTGAACACGCACGTAGAAGCGACTTTCCAGATCCCGGACGTGACCAAGGTCCTGGCCGTTCCGGACTTACTGCAGTTGTATATGCAGCCGGCGGTGGTGGCGATCGCGGAGAGCATCGAGACCTCTCTGTTGAGCCTGTACGCGGGTCTTACGGCAAACACGCCGGTGGGCACCCCCGGCACGCCAATTACCGAGGCGGTGGTCGACGCGGCGGAGAGCGCGCTGTTCACGGCGAAGGTTCCGCCGTCGGAGCCGAAGTTCCTGCTGGTAGATGTGGCGACCTATTCGGCGCTGCGGCAGATCGAGCGGTTCAGCGAATACCAGACGGCCGGGGAGGCGGGGTTACGGGCGATAATCGATGGCACGGTGGGCAAGATCAAAGACTTCTTCGTGCTGCGGTCGCAGTATATCTCGTACACCGGCAGTTCGCCGATGACGACCCACAACATCGCTTTCGTGAAGAACGCGATCGGCCTGGTGATCCGGAGGCTGCCGCAGCCTTTATACGGCACGGGCGCGGTGGCGCACTACGCCGAGATGGGGAACTTCGGCATGCGGGTGGTGATGAGCTACCAGCCGAATACCCTGGCGCAGCAGTTTACGGTGGACGTGCTGTACGGATGCGCGGTGCTTCAAAACACTTTCGGCGTCCAGGTGAACAGCTAGCGAGGGGCGGGGCCGGGCGCTACCGGCCCCTACAACGAGGGAGCCATGGACTTACAGATTTATTACAGGAAGATTCGGGAAATCGAGCGGAACCTGAGCACACCATCCGTTGTAGTGGCGAGCCACGACACTCCAGACGGCGGCCGGGAGGGCGTGTTTACCGAAGTTTCGCGGCGCACGGGCGCGAAGATGATTGTAGAGGGCTCCGCGCGCCTCGCGACGGAAGAAGAGGCGTCCGCGTTTCGGGAACGGAATGTGGAAGCCAAGAGCCGGGCGGATCAGCTTGCGGCGGCCACGCGGATGCAATTCACGGTAGTCTCGACAAGCGATCTACGGAAGCTGAAGGGTAGCACGCGATCGGGCGGAGAGTAAGGCAAAGGCAATGGCGCTGTTTACCGACGGCATATCGACGATTCAGGATCTAATCAACCAAGACAACTCCGTGCTAACTACGGCACAGACGGAGAACATCGACCTGACCCAGAAACTGGCGATCGCGCTGACGGAGCTGGGGATCGAAGTGATGACTTTGTTACAACCGGGCAATACCTGCGGCTGGGACATCTGGCTGCCGCCTAGCCCGCAATTGATTAACATCGTGGTCACGCCGCCGCTGCAGCTTTGGCACGTGTTCCAGAGCCTGACGTTGGTTTATCAGGACGCTTACTACAACCAACTGAACGACCGTTATCAAGCCAAGCGAAACCAATTCCAGCAACTGGCCAAGTGGGCGATGCAGAAGGTGATCCAGAGCGGCCTTGGCATCGTATCGGACCCGCTCCCGCAGGCCGCCGCGCCGCAATTGACTTCGATCCCGGGCGGGCAGCCGGCGGCGACTTACTATGCAAGTGTCTCGTGGCTGAATGTGGAGGGCGAGGAGGGACAGCCGGGCGACGCTGCCGCTTTAGCGGTGGACGCGGGGAACGTCCTTGTGGTACAGCCGCTCAGCCAACCTACCAACGCGGTGAGTTGGAATGTCTACGCAGGGACATTGGCCACGGTGTTGACGCTTCAGAATACAGCGCCTCTGGCGTTCGATCAAGTGTGGATCCAGGCAGCGCCAGTCAGCACCGGGGGCATACCACCGGGCACCGGGCAAGCCGCGAACTATACGCGCTGTCTACCGCGCGTGATCCAGAGAGGATAAAGAGATGGCATGGGTAGGCAGCACCGTTACTACGCAGGTGCTCGGGTTACTGAGCATGCCGCAAGGGCTGAACGCCTGCGTCGCGACGCTGGCGCAGGCCCTCAACACGACCGCGGCGCCGCTGGCAGGGAACCAGTTGGTGGCGCAGAACGTGCCGATCGAGCTGGCCGAACGTAGCCTGGATGTGACCTATCCGGCGGTGAGCGTCTACTGCGACAAGATCGTGAATCAGCTCAAGGAGAAGTTCCGGGTGTTTTCCGGGATCGCGGTCATGACCATCGAGGTACGAGTGTCGCAAGACAGGCTGGAAGGGATCGAAGCGCAGTCGCAGATGTATCTCGACGCGGCGACACAGGTGCTCGACCAGAATCGCGGGGACTGGGGAGAAGGGATGTTCTACGCGGGCGGATATGAGGCGGCCTTCGGGCCAGTGAAGCATGGCGGGCGGAACTTCATTCAAGTGGCAAAGGTCACTTTCGACGTGGGAGTGAGTAACTAACATTATGGCATCGTACATTTCATCGAATGCGAACCGTTTCTACGCTGGACTGGAACAGGCCTACGGACAAGTGCCGGCGGTCACGTCGCTGAACCGATTTCCGGCGGTGAAGCTGACGGCTAAGAACCAGATGGAGAAGGCGGACCGGAAAGACAAGACGGGCAGCCGGACATTTGTCGGACTACCTTTGGGAATGCGGTTGCAGACCACCTTCGATCTGACGACTTACATGACCAGCTGGGGAGGGCAGGGCTCAGGTCCCGCTTATGGGCCGCTGTTTCAAGCGAGCCTGGGAGCGGCTCCGGTGATGTACAACGGCGGGACGGCCGCGGGGGGGTCGAGCGGCACAACCCTGGCATTTGAGGCGCCGCACGGCCTGAGCGTCGGTCAAGGGGTTTCCTGCAACGGGGAGATTCGATTTGTAACCGCAATCGTTAGCACGACGACGGTGCAGGTGAACGCTCCGTTCTCGACTACGCCGGGCGCGGGAACGCAGATCTCGCCGAGTATTTCGTATTTTCCTGCCACGGAGCTGCCGAGTCTCAGCCTGTTCGACTATTGGGATCCGTCTACCGCGGTACAGAGACTGCTATGTGGAGCGGCGGTGAACCAGATGTCAGTCACGGTGAATGGCGACTTTCACCAGTTCGGGTTCAATGGCATGGCGCAAGACCTGCTCGATAGCTCGAGTTTTACAAGCGGGTCGGGGCAGCTTACAGTCTTCCCGGCGGAGCCGGTGCTGGGGGCGTTCGATTATTCGATTGTGCCGGGCAATATGGGAGAGGCGTGGCTGGGCAGCACTCCGAACCAGTTCTATACGATTACGAGCGGGTCGTTTCAATTGGACAACGGCCTGGACATGCGATCCAAGGAATTCGGTACTAACCTGCCGCAGGCGATCGCGCCCGGGGAAAGGTCGGTGACCGCGAATTTCGAGCTATACGAGATGACTGACACGGCGACCCCGAACTTGTACCAGGCCGCCAGGCAACAGTCGCCTATCAGCGTGATGTTCCAGTTGGGCCAGCAGGCAGGACAAGTGATGGCCGTTTACCTGATGAGCATGGTGCCGGTGGTGCCACAGTTCAACGATAGCGATAACATGTTGCAGTGGAAGTTTCAGAGTTCCCGAGCGCAGGGAACGACGGATAACGAAATCGTGGTGGCATTCGGGTAGGAGCGGGCGGCCTTATGGAATACACGAGTTACGAAGTCATAAATTCCAAGCTGGCGCGGGGCGTGAGCTACACGGTTGCCAAGATGTCGTTCGGCCGGCGGGTGGAACTTACTCGCAGGATCCGGGAGCTGGGGCTACGAAAGGAGTTTCTGGAGGCCGGTGACAGTCCCGACGAGAAGATGGAAGCCGCTCTGCTGGCATCCGAGATCGACCGTCTTTACCTGGTCTGGGGATTGAAGGAAGTGGCCGGTTTGGAACTGGACGGAAGGCCGGCCACCCCGGATGCGCTGGCCGGAAGCGGGCCCGAGGAGCTTTTCCGCGAGGCGCTGACGGCCATCAAGGAACAGTGCGGGCTGTCGGAAGCCGAAAGAAAAAACTGATAGTCGCACTCCATTTTCAATTTTCCAACCAAGCCGGCTGGGAGTGCGAGACATGCCGTAAAGCCGGCCTGGAGACGAAGCGCCGCTGCGGCTGGATACCGCGGGCTCTGGAGACAGCGCCGCGGGTGATCTGGGCCAGGAAGAGCGTCGCCACCATGGTCTGTCCGAAATCGTTTATTACGGCACAGAGCCTGGCATGGGTGGAGGAGTACTTGGTGCGCCGCAAGCTGGGGCAAAAGGGCATTGAGGGGCTGGGAGCGCGGCAAGTGGAGGCCTTTCTGATTCTGGAGCACGAGCTTGCCGGGGCGCTACAGGCGCGGGAGCCGGCGCGTGCCAGACGCTGACAACCGCTCCCTGACGGTATAGACGGAACAGGACGCTAGCATGTCGAGCACATCACAGCAGACCATTCTGAGCGCGTTCAATAATGCCGCCGGAAGTCAGGGGAGCGGGGGCGGCGCGGCGGGGGGCCAGTCCAATTCCACCGATCAGGGCTTGACGGATGCCTTGACCCAGGCCACGCAAGTGATCGACGCCCAGACTGACGCGACCTCCGCGAACACGGACGCGCTGGGTGTCGAGACGCAGACGAAGAGCAGCGGCAGCAGTGGCAGCTCAGCCGCGTCGGATGCTGTGAGCACGGTGAGCTCGGTTTTGGGCGGTGGTCTCAGTCTGCTACCGCTGATATCCATCTTCACCAGTCTCTTTGGTGGCGGCCAGGCGCAACAACCAGCGCCGCTGGTGCCCTATTCAATGCCTCCCGCGCTGAACCTGCAAACCACCACTAACGACCAGGACGTGACCTACGGAGAGAACGGCCTGCCCAAGACCGCCAATCAACCCAGCACTAATCAACCAGCCGCGAATCAACAGACCAGCAGTCAACCGGCCGGCAGTCAACCGGCCAGCACCGGGGCCAGCTCGACGCAGCAAATTACCGTCCAGGTACAAGCGATGGACAGCCAGTCGTTTCTCGACCATAGCGACGACATTGCGCAAGCCGTGCGGCGAGCCATGCTGAATATGAGCTCCCTAAACGACATAGTGAACGACCTCTAACAATTATGTTTCCGACGCTAAAAACCGGCGCGGTGATGCAATATCCGGGCAAGCGCATGTTACAATTCAGCACCGACGTAGTTCGTTTCCTGGATGGCACGGAGCAACGGTACAGGGACTATGCCGCGGTATTGCATAGGTGGACCATTAAACTCGACTTACTGGACGAGTCCGAGCTTGCCGCGTTCGATCAATTCTTTCTATCTAACCAGGGCTCGTTCGGAAGCTTCTCATTCACCGATCCGTGGGACGGGACCGTGTATCCGAACTGCAGCCTGGCCGTGGACACGTTCGCATTCCAAGTGACTGGTGAGATGAGAGGCGCGACCACGGTAACCGTTTGCGAAAACATGACTTGATATGCTCTATTTCCCACAACTATCAACCGGGGCCACGGGCCAATTTCCGATCCAGAAGAAGCTCACGGCGAGGACCATAGTGAATCAGAGCGTCCAGGATTATGAAATCAAGCTGGCCGATCCGGGAGCAGCGACTACGGAATGGCAGATATCGTTCTCGGAGCTGAACGATCAGGAACTAGCCGCGCTCGAGGCGCTTTTTGAGGCGACGGAGGGGCGACTGACACCGTTCACTTTTGTAGATCCCACCGACAATCTGCTGGCATGGAGCCAAGAGCAGAACCAGGCCGTATGGCAGGCAGACCCTCTGTTGACGCTCACAGCCAACATTGCCGATCCACGGGGAGGCACCGGGGCATTTCAAGTGAGTAACGCCGGCCTGGCCACGCAGATTCTGCAGCAGTCGATCGCCGCGCCAGCCTCGTTGGAGTATTGTTTGAGCGTTTACGTCCGCAGCGACCAGAGCACGCAGGTATGGCTGGTGCAAGGCTCGCAAACCAATGCGTACACGATCTCGCCGGAGTGGACGCGGCTGACCTCGGCGGGACAACAATCCAGCGAGAACGACTCGATCAGCTTCGGCGTTGCGCTGAATCCAGGCAGCACCGTGGACGTGTTCGGGATGCAAGTGGAGGCACAGCCTGCCGCCTCCCTTTACAAGCAGACGGCCGAGACGGGCGGCGTCTATCCCAACGCTCGGTTCCGGGACGATGTGATGACTATCACGACGGTAGGACCGAATCGTAACTCCTGCGAGATGAATATCATCAATGTTGAGTATATATGATCTGAAAGAGCAGGCGGTTACCGACACACCGCTGCTGCTGTTCGATTGCCTGCTGTCGAATGGGCAGGCGGAATCCTGGAGCACGCACCAGGTGACTTACAACGGAAACACGTATGCCCCGCGGGTGATGAAGCACAATCTGTTAGAGGTCCAGACATCGTCGGATCAGGGGGTGGACGTGATTCCCCGTGTTTCGCTGGGACTGGCCAACGCCGATTCGTACTTCTCGGAATTGGAACTGGAGGTGGGTTGGAAGGGCGCCACGCTGACGGTGACGTTTCTTTTCTACGATCTGCTGACCAACTTGCCGACGTCCGACGCGGCGGTCATGTTTCAAGGCATCGTCAACCCGCCGGACCAGAGCACGGAATCGCTGTTCACCCTCTCGGCGATCAACCTGATGAACATGCAGAGGGTGCTGCTGCCGCCAGTGCGGATTCAACGACGCTGTCCGTGGCTGTTTCCGTCGAACGCGGCGCAGAGGCAGGAAGCGGTGTCCGGCGGAAGCAGCGGGCAGTACTCGCAGTTTTACAATTGCGGCTATTCGCCGGACATGCCGGGCGGCGTGGGAAGCATGATCGGAGGCGTGCCTTACACCTCCTGCGGATACACGCGGACAGATTGCGAGGCCCGCGGGATGTTCAACGGCGAGATGCGATTCGGCGGTCTCGAATTTGTGCCCTCGTCGATCCTGGTGCGGAGCTACGGCCAGGCAGCGCGGTACTATGCGCCAGTTATAGACAATACGGCGGAATACAACGACTTTGTTCCACTGATATATGGCACGGCATGGTATTATCCACCGATCGTGTTCTCGAGGAACGACGGCAATCTGACTTACCTGGAAGTGTTACTGGGGATGGGGCCAATCCAGGCCGTGCAAACGGTGCTGGTGAATAACATCGCGATCCCTTTGGGGCAATCCGGCCAGAACATGACATCCACGGGCTGGTACAACGTGATTAGTCTGGGCGGCCGGAGCGGCGCCTTCGACCCGTACTTCACCGACGCGTCGGGCAACCCGGCCGGCGATCCGTACGGCAGCATGGCGTACCTCGCGGTCGTGGTGCCCAATCAGCTCAACAACGGACAATCGCTGCCGACGGTGCAGGTACTGGCGGATGGCCTGCAGCTGCCGACTTACGATACAACCGGCAACTTTCTAGCGCAGGTCTTCACCGCCAATCCGGCATGGATCCTGCTGGATATTCTGCAGCGGAGCGGATGGAGCACGGCCAACGTCGACCTGACTACTTTCGCGGCGACAGCGGCATTCTGCGATCAGCAGATCCAGACACAGGACCTTAACGGCAACAACATCATGATCCCGCGGTTTCAGTGCAACCTGTTCTTACAGAACCGGCGTAACGCGGGAGACGTGATTCGCGGTATTCGGAACACAGCGCGCCTGATATTCACTTATGAGACGGGCGGTCTGTTGCAACTGGAAGTGGAGAATTCGATCGCACTGCAGCAGCCGACACTACCGGCGTGGAGTAACAGCACCGAGACGCTGCTCGGGGGATGGCCGGCCTATGAATTCAGCGACGGATCAACCGGCGTCGCGAACATTTTGCGGAAGCCCAACGGCTCGTCCAGCGTGCAAATGTCCTCGCGGAGCATCGCGGACTCGCCCAATCAACTGACGGTAGAGTTTCAAGACGCATTCAACGAGTATCAGCAGGACAGCCTGGTGATGGTAAATGTGGACGACATTGCGTTGATCGGCCAAATAGTCACCACTACACTGAGCGCTTTGGGAATTCCGAACTACGACCAGGCGGCGCGCATCTTGCAGTTCACGCTGGATAAGTCGATCGAAGGTAACACGTACATCTCTTTCGACACCAGCGTGGTGGCGCTCGGGCTCCGGCCAGGCGACATCATCACCGTAACGTACCTCAAGGAAGGCTTTCAGCGGCAGCCATTCCGGATTACTAAGATGGCGCCGGGCGCTAACTACCGGATAACCACGATTACGGCGCAGATCTATCAGGACGACTGGTACGCGGATACGAACGGACAAATCCCGGGCGACACCGGCGCAAACCGGCAGCCTAATGCGGGTGTGGGGGTACCGCGTCCGCTGCTGGGGAACACGATTGACTCAAACGGCGATTATCAGTACCAGATCGTGGAGAGTTCTGACAACACCAGCGATGGCGGCGTATCCGAAGAGCTAACCGTTAGCTTTCTGGTTCCGGCAACTACCGTGCCGGGCGGGCCGAACATACCGCTGGTCAGCCTCGCCGCGACCATCGGCGCCGGAGGAACGCTGGCGGGCGATCAAATCCTATATTATGCAGTGAGCGCGCTCGACTCGGCTGGGAACGAGAGTACGCTATCGTTTGTCATATTCGCCAGCATCCCGACCGGGCCCGATACGAATAGCGTGACTCTTACGGGATTGAGCTTCTCATCCAGCGTGACAGGCTTCAACGTGTACCGGGGCGCGAACCCATCTCAGCTGTATCGGATCGCGACGAACCATACACCTGCCGCAAGCTTTACCGATACGGGATTTCCAGCGCAGATAGTGGCGTATCCGGACCCGAACTTCGATCATGCTAATTTCTACTGGCGGCTGGAGCTGCAGCCGGAGTATTCGGCGACCATCGTTTCGGCGAACACCGTGGGAAACAGCACGGCGGAGATGGGCAATGTCACTTACGCGGGCATGATAGTACGGATCATAGACGGAACCGGGGCGGATCAGGAGTACAGCATCGCATCTAACACGGTAACGACGCTGACGCTGACCGAAGCGTGGGCCGTGCAGCCGGATGCCACCAGCTTATTCGTGGTAGCAGAGGCGGGATGGCACTTTGCGGCGGCCACCAAGACCAGCCCAGTGCAGTTCGAGGTTCCCAACGAAACGGGCGTCACTCTGCACATCCAGGGCAGGGCCGCGAATGCGAACGATCTGGAGGGGCCGCCGTTACTGTCGACTCTGACCCGGTGGATGGTAGGCGGTGGAGGACTAAGCGACCTGGACCCACCGCCACAACCGCTGTTCGGTCTGGCGCCCTCATCCTCTCAAGGCGGGACGGTGGTCATCAGCGGAGTGTCCTTCCCAGAGCTGACCAACACCACCACCGTGACAGCGGGCACGCTGACACTCTACTACTGGAACGAGCTGACGGGGAACACGCAGTTCGTGCTGGCCGCGCCCATGCTAGCGACTGACACGACACTAACTCTCACGCAGGCAGGTCCGGCGACGGCGGGCTCGTTCATTCAAATCGGGGCAGAAGTGCTCCAGGTGACGGCGCCGCAAAACGGCGGCCTCGAATACCAGGTGACACGCGGCATGCAGGGCACCACGCCGGCGGCTTATGCGGCACAGGATCCGGTGTACCACTTATTGAGCATAGTCACGGTGGTGCCTTTCCCGCTGGATTTCTTCGGCAGTCCACTGAGCGGGATGTGGAGCTACCCGGTGCTGCTGCCCAATGCGCGGGTAGCGAGCGGGGAGTTGTTCGTCACCAATAGCAGAGGCAACAGTCCGACGGCGTCGGCGAGCCTCACGCAGTCGGTGGACTACGGGCTGCGGACGCTCTCGGGCGGGCAGTTCTCGATACAGGTGCAGGGGTTCCTGGCAGTCGATAGCAATCCGTCGCCGAATGTGGTGGTGGAAGCGGCGCATGCCGTGTTGGACGTGTCCGCAGTGGTGAAGCAGGCGCCCGTAGGAAGTCCCATCGTAATGATTTTGAGCCAGAACGGAATTCCGTATTGCACGCTGACCATTCCGGACGGCGCCACAAGTTCGCTGGCGTTCGACGGTTTTGGGATGCCGCTCCAGGAGCAAGCACAACTGAGTCTGGCAATCACGGCGGTTGGAGAGACGAATCCAGGGCAAGACCTGACCGTGCTTATACGATTGTGACAGGATGCGTAACACATGATTCTTCAAAAGCTCACTCCTAACGAGGACTTACAGTGTTATTTCTATGAGCCTTCGGCGGTGGCCGCACTGAGTCAAGCAAGTCCGAGCGGCTTTACCGTTTCGGGCAGTTGGCGCGAGCAGAGCGATTGGGCAGTGGTGGAATGGAACCGCGACAACGTTTTCGAACATCCTGTCTTGCGGAACCTGCCAGACCCGGATCTAAGCGGCTTGCAGCTTTCCTACGAGGAGACGCGGATCAACTGCATACCGCTCGATTCGAACCTCTATCCGACGGTGCCATGGCCTTATCTGCGGGTGTGGGCCGATCCGGGCACCGGAGAGCAAGTTTACAAGATCCCGCTGCAGCCGCATGCGACGGCAGTGGCCGGGAGTTATGCGGCGGCGTCAGCCACTTTCGAGCTGCAAGGTACGCCCACGGGCAACGATTACGTGGAGCTGGCCTGGGACCAGGAGCATTACACATACCAGCTCAGCGGCTCAGACACACTGGCATCGGCGGCGGCGGCGGTGGCCAACAGCATCAATACCTTCTCTCAAACCATGCAGGCCGCGGCGAGCGGGGCAAAAATCACGTTGACGCTGACCAGCAGCACGATGGGAGAGAACGGCAACCGAATCGGCGTGTATGGGAACGTCTTCGGCGCCCAGACGGAGAGCTGGCAGCCTGTCTCGCAGCTGCTCAGCGGCGGCGCATCGCCGAGCCAGTGGCAAATCAACCTGAATTTCACTTCCATTAATGGGCTGAACGCCGCGGGCGCCACAGTGCCCGTGCCGATGAACGCCGTCCGCAAATTGCGCTGGACGTGGGCAGCGGACCTACAGCCGGGCGACTTCGTGCGCAGCGAGTTTTCGGTCACGGTATCGAACTGGACAGTGACCGGTGTGAACCGGGATTACGACGTGGCAGGGGTGGGAAGCTGGCGCGTGGAGGACGACGATGCATCGTTGACTTATAAAGGGCAATGGACGCTGGAAGTAGGCAACTACTCGGGCGGATCGATCAGTTACGCAACAATACCGGGCGCAAGTGTAAGTCACTCCTACCAGGCGCCGCAGAGTCACACCTTATACTTAGGAACGCAGATGGCGGCTGCCTGCGGGCAGATATCCATCCAGATAGATCAGGAGCCCGTGCAGGTGGTAGATCTGCAGCTCTCCGGAGAAGACGTGCTGTTGCGATGGGAGCTGGGAATACTGGCTGCACAAGTCGTGCATACGGTGACGGTCACGCATACGGGAGTCGTGGGAGCGTATTTCTACTTCGATTTTCTGGAGGTGGCGATCCCGACGGAGAACTTGCCCACGTTTACGCCGAACACGGAGACTACGCTGGCGACGGACTGGGACACGCTGCACTCACAGGCGCTGGCTCCGGAGCGGACGGCGTGGCTAATCGACACGCTTGGCTTCACGGGCAGGTGCAATCACTACGCAGGTGCGCTCTGGTTTTACGAATTGTACAACCCCGGACAGGTGTACGCGACTGGAACGATTACGTTTTCAGGCGCAGCGCAATTCGGAAAGACGACGGAAATCTCGCTGGGGCCGACGTTGTTCACGCATCTGAATCTGATTGGCGATACGCCGGTAAGTCTGGCGCTGGCGTTCGAACTGCTCATAAACGAGGGCTCGACGGGCGTGTGGGCGCAGGCCAACAAGGGAGTGCTCACGATCACCGCGCGCGCGATGGGCAGCGCCGGCAACGGTCTCACGTTAGTGGCCGATACAGGCGGCAGCACGACCCTGCAGGTGCAAACCAGCGGCGCGCTGGCGGGCGGCATGGATGGGGACTGGCTGACAGATCCGACCGCGTCACCGTTGATCAATCGCGCCGCGCGAGACTGGAGCCAGAGCTTCTACACGGCGCTCAACGGCTACGGCATCATCGTGACCGCATCGTTCAGCACGGAACTGGGAAACGGGGATACCTCGGTGACGGCAGGCATCGCGCAGCGCTATCCGAATGGGAGCCCGTGCCTAGTGAACACGCCGGCACTGCAGACGAATTTCTCGCCGACGAGCCTGGCGTTTTGGCAGCAGGTTTATCTGGATATGGCAAACGTGATGGCGCTAGCCGGAGTGCAGCCGTATCTGCAATTTGGCGAGGTGCAGTGGTGGTACTTCTGCCCTCCAATGGATCCCGCCGCGGGGAACTGGACGCCGATCCCGAATGGCGGCATGCCGTTCTACGATGCCTACACGACCAGCACGTTTCAATCGCAATACGGGCGGCCGATGCGCGTGTTCACCGACCCGAGCAACGACCCGACGCCATATCCGCAAGAGTCGGCGTTCCTGCCCGGTTTGATTGGGCAGTTCACCGCTGCGATCATGGCGTTCGTGCGGCAGACCCAGTCGAATGCCCTGTTTGAGGTGCTCTATCCGCCGGACACCAACAATGCCCCGTTGACTGAGGTGATCAACCTGCCGGCCACATGGATACCGGCGAACCTCAATTGCTTCAAGACGGAGAACTTCACCTACACCGGCAACCGCGATCTGAACCTGGCACAGACTTCAATCGATCTGCCAACAAAATTGGGTTTCAAGCAGGGCAACAGCGCGCACCTGGTGGGGATCAGCGACTACACGACGCCGTGGGAAAAAGAGATCGCGCTTGCGGAGGGCCAGAAGTTGGGGTCGGTGGTGTTGTTCGCGCTGGATCAGTGCTGCTTGATCGGATACGGTCTGCCTCTGGTGGCGAGATCGGGACACAGCTTGTTCATGGGGGCCTGA